CATTAATTATGAAGGTTAAGATAGAGATAGAGATAATAGATGAAACTGTTACTGATGATGAATTAAAATCATTGTTAGCTGAGGGATTATATAATATATGCTACAAGTGGGTTGTCAATGAAGAACCTCCATTTATAGAGTTCACAAATAGTGAGCCTAAATCAAAAGAAAAAGGATTTTTTAAACTTAATTGGGATGAAACAGAACAGTAATTTAAAAAGAAAATACATCTCTAGAGTAGATAGTTTGCTAAGAGAAAACGCATCTCTTAACGCTAAGTTAGGGGTTGATAGTACTAAAACAGAAATAGAAAAAATAAGAAAAGAGATAAGAATAAACATAAGGAAGATAAAAGATTTATGTCCTTACACTTACTCTGTAATAGAAGTAGATGATAATCATAAAAAATTAAAGTAATATGTTACTGAGGGTAAAAAACACATTCATTGATACAACTAAGATATTACTTTGCGAAATGGATACTTATATCATTACTATCTCTTTGAGTGGAGCAATGGAAACATATGATATAGTTTTTGAAAGTGAAGATGATTGTATTGAAGAATTTAATAAGATTTGTAAAAAGCTATCTGTTGTAGATATAGACAAAGTAAAAACAAAGAAATCTTCTACAACTGCTGATGATAAAAGAGAACTATTTGACACATTCTGGGAGTTGTATCAGAAGAAGATAGGTTATAGTAAATGTCTAGAGAAATGGATGAAGTTTGGTATATCTACTATGAGTGAGATAATAAAGTCAGTACCTAAGTATGTTAAGGATACACCAGATGTAAAGTACAGAAAAAACCCTTTGACTTGGCTTAACGGAAAATACTGGGAAGATGAGCCTTTAAAAGAGAAAGAGAAAGAGAAAGAAAAATTTAACCACGAAGAATTATTTTAGTAATGAGTTTAGCCAACGACCAAATTACAATAAACAAAACAGAGGGAGAGATAAGAGCCGTATGTAGGTCTTGCTCTACAGATAGAAAAAAATCAAAAGAAAAGTGCCTAGCAATTAACGCTGAAAGCGGAGCTTACATTTGTCATCATTGTGGAGACTCAGGAATAATAGTTAGTCATAGAACAATGGGCTCAAAGGAGCAAAAGTATGAGAGGCCTATTGCTAGTAACGCAACAAACCTTTCAGATAAATTATATGAATGGTTCAAGTCTAGAGGAATATCTGCTGGGACAATTATAAGAAACAAGATTACTCAATCATGTGAGTACATGCCTCAAGTAGGTAAGGAAAGGAATACCATAAACTTTAACTACTATAGAGATGATGAATTAATAAATATTAAATACAGAGACTCAGAGAAAAACTTTAAACAAACTAAGAATGCCGAGAAGATATTCTACGGTTTAGATGATATACAAGATTGTAATGAAGTATATATAGTAGAAGGAGAGATGGATAAGCTTTCTTTAGAGGAGGTTGGTATAACAAACTGTGTTAGCGTTCCTGATGGAGCACCAAATCCAGGCACAAAAAACTATGACAACAAGTTCAGTTATCTTGACAACTGTTGGAGTTACTTTGATACAGTTGAGAAGATACATATTTGCTCAGATAATGATACCAATGGTAGGGTTCTTCTTGAGGAAATAAGTAGGAGATTAGGTAGAGAAAGATGTAATATAGTATCATTTCCAGAGGGCATAAAAGATGCCAATCAAATGCTAATGGAACTTGGTCCTATTCAATTAGAGGAATGTTTGAAGAGTTCACAACCTTATCCAGTTGAAGGAATATTTACTGTTGATAGTGAAAGAGGATACATGCTTGATGTCTTCCATAATGGAAAGAAGAAGGGACTTACTACTGGCTATAAAATATTAGACAATCATTATAAACTAAGAACATCTGAACTAGATGTTTGGACTGGTGTTCCAGGCTCAGGTAAGACAATGATGGCTATGCAGATTATGCTAAACGCATCTGTTCTGTATGGTTGGAAGTGGGGAGTATTCTCTCCTGAGAATTATCCAGTAGGAGATTTGTTTGACTTGCTTGCAGAAATGTATGTAGGAAACACATCTGACATGGAGAAAGACAAGAGAATGAATGAGTATGAATATGAAAGTGCTATGCAGTTTTTGAATGAGCACTTCTATGCTATATATCCTGAAGATGATTTCAGCTTAGATAATGTACTAGCAAAATTTAAACATTTAGTTATGCGTTACGGAATCAAGGGATGTCTTATAGACCCATTCAATCAGCTTGACCACGAGTTCAGAGGTAAAGATGAAACAACTTATATAGGAGAGGCTTTGACTAAGATTAGAAGATTTGAACAAGTGAACGACTTGAAGTTCATAGTAATAGCTCACCCTAGAAAAATGGATAAAGATGAGAGTGGAATGCACTACAAGATGCCAACCGCATATGATATTAGTGGCTCTCAAAACTGGTTCAACAAAGCAGACAATGTAGTCTGTATACATAGAAATAACCCACAAGATACCTTTGACACTTCCGTAAGGTTCAATATTCAGAAAGTAAAATTCCAAAAGTTAGTTGGCATACCTGGTGAACAACTTCTGAAGTTTGATAGGAGGTCGAATAGGTATCTTGACTTGGGTAACAGTTGTCCATTGGATAGAGTCAGTATAACTCATTCTGTTTTATTTGCCACAAATCCTAGAAGTAGTTATTATACTAAATAAAATACATATGACAGCAAAAGAATTTTTAAAGAAAAAAGCAAAAGGTAGAATACATCAAGGTAATATTAATGAAATAGCAAGACTTCTAGAAGAGTATAAGAAGATAAAATTTCAAGAATATTTTATGATGATAACAAAAATAAGATGAAGAATTGGAACAGTAAGAAAGGAGAATGGACAGATATTATCAAGAAAGACACAAGAGAGAAAGCTATGTTAGCTCAATTCTTGAAACTTCAAGGAATGTCTGTAAAAATGATAGCGAATAAACTATCATTGAGCGAAAGTAGAATTAATGAATATTTAAAAGAAGATGAGTAAATTAGAAAAAGGATTTGTTTATCAAGAGGGAATAGCCAGAGCAAATATAATGTTGGCTCTTTTAAGAGCTTTTTGTGACTCAATACAAGGTATGGAGGGAATACAAAGGCATCAACTAAAATTAAAGTACAATAGATTAGTAAAGACATCTCAGCAGTACATAAAAGAGCTTGAGAAGATAGAAGGTTTATCTGATGGATACATGAATATATATGAACAAATAAATGATTTACTTTATGAGAAAAGAGATATATCTACTGGAAACGAGAGTGAGGTGGTGGAAGACAAAGAAAACTCCGTCAGGGAAGAAGATAAGAGAAAAGAAAAGTAGAGAGAAAGTTATAGAGATTATAACCACAGAGAAAGATGGCGATGTAATGTCTAAAGACCAACATATAATGAATAAGATAAGAAATAAGTTGGGTTTATCAATAGATGCTAAGGTTGATATTGTTATAATTGAAAACACGAAAGAACAATCATTAGGAATGAGCAATGACGTATACTAAGTTTAAATCAGATTTAATTGTAGGAAATGAAGGAGAATGGAATGTCGTAAACTTTCTTAAAAAAGAATACGGTGTTTATGATGAAGAGTATAATGGAGACTGGCGATGGGATATATCTGTAAAAAGTTTATCTACTAAAAAGACAACTTACTTTGAAGTTAAGACAGATGTTTATGGTATAGACACTGGAAACATGGCTATAGAAATAAGATACAAAGGAAATCCTAGCGGAATATCACATACTCTTGCAGATTATTTTATATATTACTACAAGAATCTTGATGAGCTTTATATGATAAGATGTGAAGACCTAAAGAAACTAATAAAACAAAACATAAAAGAATTAAAAGTCGTAATGGGGGGAGATAATAATCAAAGTGAGCTGGTTCTAATTAATAGAAGAGATTATTCAGACCACTTTCAAATGTTTTATCATACCTATGAACAAAAAAGTAAGGAACGCAACAGTATCTAAGAAAGGAAATAAAACCTTTCGCTCTAAACTAGAGCTGTTTACATACAATGAGCTGAAGAAAAATAAAATAGAATTTCAGTATGAGGAAGTTAGATTTGAACTGATACCTCCTTTTAATTTTGACTCAATATCATTGGAAAAGAAGAAGAGTAAGGGTAGAAATATTCTAAAGTATACTCCAGATAAAGTTAGAGCCGCAACATATCTTCCTGATTTCGTTAATCTTAAAGAAGGTTGGATAATAGAAGTTAAAGGATTAAGAACAGAAGCTTTTGACCTTAGATGGAAGCTATTTAAAAAATACCTTGTCGATAATGGTTTATTTTACGACCTTTACATGCCTGGAAATCAGGCTCAAGTAAAAGAAGTTGTTAAATTAATAAATAAAAATTATGATAGGTAATATATTAGGAGGTTTATTCAGCAAGATAGTAGATAACGCAGAAGGAATACTTGATGAAGTTATTACTACTGATGAAGAACGTGACAAAGCTAAGTTAGCTTTACAAAAATTATTATTAGATGCAGAGCGTGAAGCTTTTGCTAAAGAAGTAGAAGACAGAAAAGACGCTAGGAGTCTTTATAAAGATGACGCTATTATACAAAAAATATTGGCCACTCTTTTTACTGCCGCATACTTTGGATTAACATACATTATGTTTAGATACTTTGTACTTAATACGATAGAATTATCAGACTATGAAATAGGATTTATATCCACTGTTTTTGGAGCTATGTCTAGTAAGGTCAATACTATTATTGATTTCTTCTTTGGAGGAAGCTCAAACAATAATGACAAGTAAAAAAAAATAGACTCCCGATTAAAGGAGCCTATCACAAACAAAACAATGAAAAAACAAAGTGCAGTCAGAACGACTGCGAGAAAGAAGTTATATACTTTTATATCTTATTGTTACCGATTCTTTTTGTTCCAAAGCCTTAGCAATATAAGGATAAATCCTTTTGTAAGCCTGCGTAGACTGACCAATGAATCCGTCTTTTTGTACCAAGTTATTAACTTGGGTGTCCCCAACAAGGAGACAACCAGCGGTATGCTCGTCTGTGTTTCCGCAATGAATAAGAATATAATCAAAGCCAGGAACATTATTAATCTGTAGCATTCCTTTGTGGATGTCAGCAAACCTTTTCTGGTACTTAGAGTGAAAACCGCCCTCTTTACGAAAGCCAATCTCATAAATGCCATCAGGAATACGAGTCTCACCAAGAACCTTATTGTATCTGTACTCATCTTCTAATGTATACGCAAGAAAACTTTTGAGGTCACGATTAGTTACATCAAAAAGTAATCCAGATGTTGAATCTTCTCCGCTACTGAATCTGAGTACTTCTAATCTCATACTATCCCTTAGTATAGAATGCAAATTCTCCTACAACAGCAGCAGTAGCAGAAACAGCAGTTAATCCTTTAGCTCCCTTCAAAGGAAAGAATGCAAACTCTTCAGCACCTAAATCTAAAAAGGTGTTTCCAGCTGCATCTTGCAAAGTTATTATGTTTGCAGTTGTAGCTCCGTCAGCAGCTAATTTACCTGTGTTTTTAAAATAAACATAAGCGATAGAAGTTTGTGCAGTAGTCAATAGTGCAGTACCTGATGAGGTTGCACAAGATATTTTTCCTGGTCCTGAGCTAGTATGAGTTGTAGTAAGTCCAGTATTCACCGAGAAATTTAAACTATCAGATGAAGCATCAGTGCTTAAAAGTGATAATGTTGGTGTTAATGTAGCCATTTTAAATTATTTTTTACAAATATAGTTAATTATTTCTTAAAGCCTTTCTGTACTCTCTGATATATTCTTCAGGAGTTTTGTTGCTTTGTTCTTTTTTAGGTCCGTATTTTTTAGGAAATACACTTTCTAAAGATTTACCATCTCTCAAAACATTTCCAAAGTATTCTCTAGCTCCTTGCCTACCTAAGAAGTGAGATAGTGCTGCCACCTCATCCTCCGTATAAAGGCCTTCAATAACGCTTTTATATTCCTTAGATAACTCCTTGGCATTTCTATATAGGCCTGGAACATCTTTCTTTAATGTTCCTTCAAACCTTTTTTCAAAAAATCTATCTTGAAGACTGATGTCCTTAGCAAAATCATCTCTAGTTAATCTAGACATTCTAGTAGGACCTGGAAGGTCCATATCTTCTATCTCACTAAATCTCTGTCCGTACTTTCCAGTAGCAGTGCTTTCAGGATTAATCATGAGAACACCACCTAAAGACTCAACCTGAGATATACCTACTTTAAGTTTATCAAACATCTGAGCCTTATGTGTTTTTTCGTCAGGGATATTTGCTGGAATTATTTTTTTGTATGAATCCATTTTTTTGTATCCATCATTATTTCCTCCGTTGCTATACCTTTTTATTAACCTAGAGCTAACATCTCTTTTGTTTAATTTAGCCATGATTCTTTTGTATTTTAAATTCTGCCTTTAAACTTCCTCCATCATGCTCAACAAACTTTCCTGTATGTTTCATTAACTTGTATCCGCCTTTATGTTTCATCCAATGATAACCAGCTGGAGCTTTAACCATCATGCCATCCTTAGCGTTTCTAACTTTTTTAGCTAGTTCTTTATTGTATGGTGCACTTGGTTTACCTGATGCAGTAGCATCTTTTTTCTTTTTATTTTCAGCAGCCTTTTGACCTGGAGTTAATGAATCTCTAACAGATTTAGGCAAGTATCTTCCACCCTTAGTTCCTGATACATTATCCCATTCTTGCTCTGTCCAATTCTTTAGACTCTTCTGTGATTTTTTTAAATTTGCCATATTAATTTGTATAACCTCCTCCAGCTTTTTTATATGCTACAGCTAACATTTGAGCCTTACGAGCTGACCATTTACCTGGAGGTCCACCTTTGCTACCAGCTTTTATTCTTTGAAATATTCTTTTCCTCATCCCAGGCTTAGTATAGTTACCAGCTTTGTTTACTGTAGACTTACCACCTTTTTTATATTCTTTTACTAATTTCATAATACTACCACTTTACTTTGTTAGCCCAGTAAGCAGCGCTCATCTTTCCTTTAGCAATATTCTTGCCATGTCTAGCCTTGAATGAAGCTCTCTTCTTCTTCATCTTAGATGACTCACCTGATTTAGGTTTACCTGCTGTGCTAGCACCCTGCTCTCCAAATCTAATTAATTTAGTTTTATCTCCTTCCTTAGCCATAACAACGTGAGACTTCTTAGAATGATTAGGGGTACGCTTAGGAACATTAAATCCACTTAAACCTAACCTCTTCATTGTTGCTCTAGCAGCAGAGAACTTATCTTTTTTTACTAATTTTGCCATATTATTCTTCTTCTCTTTTATTTTCTAATATCATTAAAAAATTATTAAACTTACTATCTTTTCCTGGCTCTATAACTCCTTTATTTCTAGATAGTTCAACAAACTTATTTAATTCTTCACTATCCTTACCATATTTATTTAAGTATAAGTTATAAAGACTTATATATGCAGATGCAGCATTTTCTGGAGTGTAACTTTTAAAATCATTTATCATGTTTAAAGCATTATTAGTTCCATATTCATAACCATCGTCAAAAGCTTCCTTAGTCATTTCTTCCATGAGCTCATTTTGCAAGTATTTAACAAAATCTTTTTTAGTTTCAAAAGATGGTTTATCTTCTGATTCTTCGTTATCTATAAAAGTATCATCAATATCATAATCATCACCAAGATTTTCTTTAAGTCTCATTTTGTATTCATCCCAAGAGTTATCCATAAATCTATTTTTATCTTCATCACTAGATTTTTCATCCATCATGATTTGATTGTATATTTTAGAATACTCTTTTTTAAGTTTAGATGAAGTGTTTTTTCTAGTTAAATCCTTAGTTTTCCCCTTCAATATTGCATCTGTTCTAGGGTCTCTACTATAACTTGGAACAGAACGAAGAACAGTTCCTTCAACAGATTCTCCTAAAGCTTGTACAAACCCTCTGTTTAACTGTCTATCAAATTCTTTTATTTCATACT